GAGCCATTCTGACCGCGGCCACGTGCTCGTGAGGACGGCGTCGAGTGTGCATCGAAGTTGCCCGTCAACATGTCGACGTCGGCCCACTTCGAGTCTACCTCACTGAGTAGTGACGAGACGAGGATGTATGAAATCTCCTCAGGCAGGTGGATGTCCTTGCCATAGTGATCGGCCAGTCGCTTGTTGATCTTGAACGGTGATGTGCTGTACGTAGGCATGGCTAGACTCCCAGCGCAGATGCAAGCAGTGTAGGTGTAAGCAGTGCAGGTATGGACTTCGTCACGGGCTCAGTCACGGACTCAGGGAATCCAGCATCACGACGTACTCGCTCGAGACGTCGCAGTAGCGCGGAGGGTGTCTGCTTCTGGTACGCGTCGCGAGCATCGGTGTCGGTCACCTCGATGTACAACGGCTTCTGGATCGCGTACACCTCGGGCTTGCCCATCATCGTACCCAGCCAGTCCATGATGTACTCGTACGCGTTGGAGTCCATGACCTCGGACACCACCTCTTGAACATTGAGCCGACGATCGAGGACGAGGCTTTGCTGTTCGATTCGGGTCATGTAGTGCATCTTCGGGGAAGTAGCATCGTGAGCGCTGTACACGACACCGCTTGTGCTTGAGAACGTGCCACTACGGATTGAGCTGTGAATGGCAGTGAATCGCCAACGGGCTCGGGGATTGGTGGGGGCGGTGGAGCGATGAAAGATCGACGGCCACTTCCACTCCCGAGTGGTCACGTCGCGGTGAGGTGGCATCACCAGCACCTGACGGGTGTAGACCTCTTTCCCATTACCTGCGATGGGCCGGGCTTCGAGGTACAGTGCGAATCGTTTCGGTGGGGCTTTAGTCGTGGCAGTAGCCATGATGGTCCTTTCGTGGAGAAGTAGGACCAACTATACGCCCATGGCCTCCAGCGTCAGGCTAAGACACGCTGAGCACGAGATCTGCACATCACCATCGTCGGCCATCACGGCCCATCTCTCAGTGCCTTGAGCATCCTGACACCCAGCACAGGCCACGCTTCGACCCTCGTCAACGATGCCTGACTTCTTAACGGCGTCGAGGTCACAGCGAAGTCCGGCGTCGAACTTGACTACCTCGAATGCGCGAACGGTCATGCTCATCGGACCCTGAACTTCGATCCGCCAGCACCCTGCTGTCCGATTCCAGGAAGGGTGAATCGGCGGCCCGCTGGTGACTTGGCTGATAGCCCACCACCGAGGAACCCGGCGGGTGGCTTGATGAGCAACGCGGTCAGTGCATGCACGAGAGCGTCGACGCGGTCGGGGGACTTTCCTTCGCCGGGGATCCATGACATCATCTGGGACTCGAGCTGGGGGAACACGCCCACGTGGTGGACACGGCCCTGCTCATACGCGAGGGTGATCGGCTCAGCGCGGAGTGCCTTGCCATACTTGGAGTGCACCTCGAGCACCTTGATCGTCGGGTCGATCGTGTGGATGGCGTTCTTGACGAGTGCGCCACCTTGGTTGACTTCGGCGACGACGGGGCATCCCCACTTCTTGGCTGCGGCGACGACGGCTTGAGCCCACACTGTCGGGGACCCGAGGATAGATGTGTCCTCGAGTATCCACGACTGGCGCTTGTATAGGTCTCGTTCGCCTGTCGATCCGACCACGACGATGCCACACTCGTCCTTGGGACTCTCGGCGACGGATGGGTCAACACCGATCACGCGCAGTGGCATCTGTGGCGGGTATGCACCTTGTCGATAGTTGTCGATGATGTCCTCGGTCCACAGCGCACCCTCAACAGAGTCGAGCATCTCACCATACAGCTCTTGGGCTGCGAGCGATGTACCACCATAGACACCGAGCATGGTGTCAAGGTACGCGCTCGACAGGTTCCCGGCGTTGTCCATCGTCGATCCGCGAGTAACGCGGACGCGGTTGGGGTGTTCATCGGCTTCCTTGAGAAGTTCACGGAGCATGGCCACGCGCTTCGGTGTGGTCGTAATCATAATCTTGGGGACGGCTCCGAGACGCGTAGCGATACGGAGGTTCTGCCACGCGGTCAGTCCCGAGTCGTCGGGCATCTGTCGCCAAGCGGCGGCCTCATCGGCGAGTGCTGCGTGGAACTGTGGACCACGGAGAAGGTTAGGCTCGTCGGCGGAGAAGGTCGTTGCGATGGTTCCGTTGGGCCACGTCAGTCGTCGCTTCGATGGCTCATATAGTGGCATCTCACTCGGTGGTGAGATAGACATAATCCCCGACTGACCTTCAACGACAACGTCTCGAGCATCGGCGGCTGTACGGGCAACGATGGCAATACGCTTCGGCCCAGTCTTACTGATGTCGCGGGCTTGCTCTCTGAGCCACTCGGCTCCGGTCCTGGTGTTGTGCGTGGGGATCAAGGCCTCACCTGCAAGATACATCGAGTTGGGGGAGTCAACGGTCAGGCATCGCACTAGGGTCGGCTCAACCTGTTCGCACTTCACAATCATTCGGTGGAAGTTTCTGAGAGCCTGTCTCCCCAGTGGCTGGAACCTCTGTCGCTTACGACTCAAGTAGAACGGATTGACGGTTGGTCTCCACATTACTCGGTACTTCGGCCCACAGTCCTTGCCATACAGTGTGGCTACGCCCTCTGACAGCACAGGCTTTTGCCCAAGACTCCGTGCCAAGAACACGACGGCGTCGGCGATATTCTTGTTAGTGTTGACAAATTCGATCTGGCCACTGTCCTTGTCGATGTAGCCATCAGAATCAAGGAGCCCCGCGAGTAACTGCGCTCGTTGCGTCGGCGATGCCCAGAGATAGGTATCAGGCACGTTCTTCGATCCCAGCACACCAAGACCGCGAATCGCTGCGTACAACCCGACTACGGTGACTAGTCGAGCCACCCCCTTACTGGGGCGTACGGCGAGGTGCTTGAGTCCAGCACTGTCTAGGTACTCCGATAAGCTGGGGATGTCGTCGGCGTGAGCACATATCTCCCCAGCAGATGATGAGCCATCTCCCAACCACAGTCCAAATACATACGGATCAAAAGGCAGTGGTTGTTCTGGCATCTGCAGTGCTCGAGCGGTGGGGATTGAGTGACTGAGGTCCCCACGCTTGCCATAGGTCAGAGTGTCGGCGATCTCTTGGGTGGTTCTAATCTTCGGCCCGACTCCTGTGGAATTTCCCCAGCGATTATGACGAGTCCAGTTGACCCAGTCTTCGGGGTACCCATGAGTGGTGTCGTTGATTACTTTCTGTCGAAGGGAGTCTGATCGGTTAAACGACTTGCGATCCGCGTGAGTCCATGTGACCCATTGGTGCGGTGCGTCGGTGTCCAGCGTTGACCCATCTGAGAAAGTGAATCGATACATCTTTTCGGCGATGTATGGTTGGTGGGCTTGAACGATTCGACAGGGGCTACCGTTTTCATCAAAGACGGTGTCCCCGTCGACGAGATCCCCCATGCGTACCCACCCAGACGGCGTAGCAATTGGCGTATCAACGTCAATCGCTTTCCCCCATCCACGGCCCGCGAGTGCGATCCAGATGTTCCAGTCACCCTCCGGCGCGTGTTGCTCGGGGCGGCCCCAGAACGACCAGTCCCACAGTAGACCCTCAGGGTCCATACCCGCCATCATCCGAGCGCGATCGTCGGGGGAGAGCTCGGCCACTATCTGCGCGAAAGACTTCGACATGGCACCATCCTACCCAAAGATTGGACCCCCTAGAAAACTAGGGGGTCCTGACGGCGACGACAGCAGGGCGTTATACGAGGTAGTCCAATAGGTCAGACTCGAGGGCTGGGCGTGGCTTCGCGCCGACAATTGTCTTGACGACTTCTCCACCAACGAACACCTTCATCGTCGGAATCGAGACGACACCATACGCGGCGGGTGTCTCGGGCTCCTCTTCGATGTTTAGCTTCACAATCGTGAGGCCGGGGTGTGCATCGGCGATAGCGTCAAGCACTGGACCAACGGCGCGGCACGGGCCACACCATTCAGCCCAGAAGTCAACGAGGACAGGACCCTCGGCGCTGAGCACATCGGCGTCGAAGGTCGAGTCGGTTGTTTTTCCAGCGGGCACTACACAACCACCTTGACGGTGTTGTCACCCTTGAAGATAGCCTTGAGTGTGTCGGCGTTGAGAACGTCGGTCACCTCAAGTTTGTTCTTCGATTGGAATTGCTGAACGGCGAGTCGAGTGCCATCCCCGAGGATGCCAGGCTTGTCGGCGACGACGGACTCGAAGCCCACCTCACGGAGACGGCGCTGAAGTTCGGTGACGCTGGTCGACTCTCGTCGGCGAAGGGGGTTCTGCACAATCGCAGCGAGGATGACCTGAACGGCGGTGCTCGGTGCTTCGACAGACGCGGGCGCTGACGGCGCAGCGGGCTTGGGCTGACTCTCGGCCTTGGCCGGAGCGGGGACAAACTCGACGGCGTCAGTGTCGGCGTCGATGTCGATGGGGTCGATGTTGTTATCAGTCATGGAATTCATTCTACCGAAGGTTACTCACCCTTACTCGAGAGAACGGCGAGCGCCACCGCGGCCAGTCCGAGAGCTTGGATAGTGGCGAACGGATTACCGAGGTCGACGGCGACTAGCACCGCGGCGACGGCGAGCGCCAGCGCGACGACAGGTAGCCAGTTGGTGTTGCTGATGATGAAACGGATTCGTCGGAGTAGTTGATTCATACCGGAATCCTATCACGACTCTTCATCGCGGATCGTGGCCCGGAGATCGTCGGCGCGAGTACGTCGGCGCTTCGTGCGCTTGTCGGCGTGTGTTCCCCACGCGTTCGATTGGGCGCGCTCGGCGTCGGCCCGTGCCTTCTCTGGATTCGCAGCGGGCACGTAACGGCGGGGCTTCTTGTCGTCGGCGCTCATCCCTCCATTGTACCAACAACGAAACGCCCCACCCTTTCGGGTGAGGCGTCTCGGTGTCGGCTCAGATACCGAGGTAGTCTTCGATACCGTAGGGAGCGCGTGTTGTCTCACTCTCGGTGACAACTTCGCAGGTGGGGCAGGTGTAGTAGACGGTGCCCTGCTCGTCGTAGTACTCGACGTCGACCTCAGCGGTGACTTCGAGGTCGTACTCCGCGCACTCCTCGTTCTCGCACTTGACGGACAGGGACTCGGTGTCGCTGTCCTCCGCGTAATCTGGCGGTGATGTCCACGGCTCTGACATGGTGTGGTTCCTTTCGTCGGGGAGGCGGTTCCTCCCGATGTACTCACTATATCGTCTAGGACGGACACGGCGCAACACCCCCACCCCCAGCGTCGCCGGCGCGCTCCTGAACGGCGCTCAGCGCCTCTAGAACGCCCTAACGCGCTTCGTACACCTAATTACACTAATAAACGGTGCAACGAGCTCTATGACGGCGTTACGGGCCCGCGATCGTCTAACGGCGCGTCATCGCGGTCAACAACTGGCGATTACGAAACGGATCCGCGAAGATTACGATCGTTGCCGTCGATACTCCGCGTCCGGCCCGGGGTTGATATCGACGGCGCACCGACGGCGAGCGCCTAACGGCGTCGACGTCGGCGTCGAGCACTTCCCGGGGTTGACATCATCGACATCGACCGCGAGCGCCGAACGTCGGGGGTTTAGTGTCGGCGTCAACGTCGCGGTCAGCACGGCGTGACATCGACGGCGCAGCGGGGCCGGAGAATTGGCTGGGGCCGGCCCATCGACATCGACCGGCGTCGCCCGGTCGGGGTTACGGCGTCGACGTCGCGGTGTTGACTCCGAGACGGCGAGCGCCGAACGTCGCCGCGGACAGTCGTCGGCACAACGACAGAATGCCCAGCCATTCCACTTGGCTGGGCATTCATCGGCACGGTTATCGGTCTTCGAAGTCTTCGGGCTCGTAAGAGTGTTCGTAGACTTCGCGCGTGGTCTGGCTCTCTGCCTCAACATCGCAGACTGGGCAGGTGTAGTATGCTGTTCCGTACTCATCGGCATACTGAACGGTGACGGTAGCGTTTACTTCGACATCGTACGCGTCACAGTCCTCGTTGTCACATCGGACGGCGAGAGTTTCCTCGCATTCCTCCTCCGCATAGTCGGGAGGCGATTCCCAGGCTCGCTGGGCACTTTCGAATGACATGGCATGTTCCTTTCGATTCGGGAGGCGTGTTCCTCCGTGATATCAGACTACGGCATGGCACGGACACGGCACAACCTCCCCTCCCCGAACGGCATCGGCAGCCAACGGCACGACGACAACGACCCCCACCCTTTCGGGTGAGGGTCGTCGGAGAGCGCGGGCTAGGCGCGGGCTTTGGACAGGTCGCGGTCGATGGACATGATGTTTTCGAGCCAGTCGAAGATAAACTGGTCGGTCGTGTTGCCAGCGACCAAGTACCACGCGATGTCGTACAACGTCCTGTCCTTGATGTCCTCGGCGCGTTCCAGTGTTGCCACGTGGTCGGCGTCCATGCCGTCGGTGTCGATGGTGAATCCCATGACGTTTCCTTTCGTCGGGGAGGCGGTTCCTCCCGATGTACTCACTCTACGGCATGGCACCGACACGGCACAACCTCCCCCCCGAATCGGGAGGGAGGTTGTCGGCATCGCGTCAGAGGATTATCGGTTCGATGTGGAGGCGAGTCGGGTTGAGCGCACCGCACCCGCATCGGAACCATTGAGCGATGCGACCGTCTTGATACCAAGAGATGTGAATGGTCGGGTGCTCGTGACCCATACGGCATCGGTAGCATCGGTGATTGAGAGGCGAACGGCGTTGCTCTGTTGCGATAATGTCCTCGGGCATCGGGGACTCCTTTCGTTGGTGTGATTCCAGAATACGACGGCAACGGCATAGACGGCGATAGCCCCCCTGACGGTGTGTCAGAGGGGCTACCGTTTCGGCACTAGGCGCGAGCGACTAGACCGACGGAGATGGCGATGGAAATCGTCCGCAACATCTCGGCGGGGTCGAGGCGACGGTTCGCCTCCTCTTGGTCGATTTCGCCGTCGAGAACGAGTTTCTCGGTTTCCTCGCGGTAGAGCACGACCGCACGGTCGTAGGGCAGCGGGGTCATAGCGTTCCTTTCGATTGGCGGGGCGTGTTCCCCGCATAATCAGTATGACACCGACCCCCGACATACGGCAACAACCCCCCTACCGTTCCACTCGGCGGGGGGGTTGTTGGTGTCGGGCTACGACTTGTCGGTGTCCTTACCCCACCGCTTGGTGAACGCGATTAGAACGGGGTTGTATTTCGAGTGTCGGCTACAGTAGACGACACCGACCGACCACAGGGGGGCGCCCCCTACGCAATCGGTGTATTCTTCCCAACACACCGGACAGTGGTACTGGCTCATTATGTTCTCCTCTCGGCGGGGCGTGTTCCCCGATACTCCAACGATACGACACACGACCGACCGACCGCAACAACCCCCCACCGCATAGCGCGGTGAGGGGCGTTGTGGTCGGGTTACTCCTTGATGTAGTGACGGCGATATGCTTCGTTGTCACCAGCGCGTTCCGCATAGTTGTAGTAATCAACAGCGGATAGGGGGGTGCGATAGTCGTTCGCTACATACTCCCCGACATTCCACGCGACTAGCGCGGATGCGAGCATACTCGCGCCAAGCACGAGGACACTAAACGGTGTCAGGTCGTAGGTCGTGCCTGCCATCTCGGCGGTACGGGCTAGTTCCCCTGCGGTCCACGCCGCGCCAAGCACGAGGGCGAACAGGGCGAGCGCGAGATACGCTCGGATTTTTCGAATGGACATTCCATTCTCCTTTCGTTGGTGATACCAGACTACAACGGCGAACGCCGAAACGGAGATAGCCCCCCCACCGCTTGGCGGTGAGGGGGCAGATATCTTCTGGCAGACATCTTCGGCTCCTTTGTACGGGGCAGGTCGTGTTCCCTGCTCGTGATATCAGACTAGCGCGGCCCCACCGCATAACGCAAACAACCCCCCCACCGTTAGGCAGGGGGGTCGCTTTTCCGCTAGGCGCGGAAGATGAAATCGAGGTCGTGTGTGTGATACGACACACCCTCGACATCGACCCGACCGCAGTCGGGGCAGGGGTCGGTGAGGTCACCAGTAGCCATTGTGTCACCTCCTTGTGGCGGTGTGGGGCGTGTTCCCCACATCAACGACGATACGGCAGACCACGGACACCGCACAACAACCCCCCACCGCATAGCGGTTTAGATCGTGAACGGCACAACGACAACGACCCCACACCGTTAGGCGTGGGGTCGTGTCGGTCGTGGGCGGATACGGGAAGGGGTGACGGGGAAGGGCGAACCCTTCCCCGTCGTGTGTCAGACGGTGCGAACCGTCGTGACGGTGCTGGTCTTGACGAAGCCCGTCTTGTTGGCGATTGCTTCGTCAATGACGGGGTGCGTCTTGCGGATAGCGTCGATGTCGGCGGTCGTGCGTTCCGTCACCGTGATACGGGCGATAGCCTGCCCGTTGTATTCGAACACCATTTCACTGAACTCCCCAACACCAGTGATGTCGGCGAGGTCGTGCGCGGTGTTGATGAGCGTGGCGCGGTAAGCGTCACTCTCCTTCGTCAGGCGGTCAAGTTCCGCCTTCATCTGGCGGTACGCCGAAACAACATCGGCGACCTTCTTGGTAACCTTCACAGGTTTCTCCTTCGGTTTGGAAGGGCGTGTTCCCTTCGTGCTTCCAGACTATCCCCGACCCCCGACATACGGCAACAACCCCCCACCCGATTGGGCAGGGGGTCGTTACCGTCAGATGAGAGCGAGCGAGAGAATGAGGGCGACCCCCATACGCTCGGCGTTGTTCCGCACCCAGAAATAGGACAGTATCCGTATGAGCATTGTGTTCCTTTCGTTGGCACTACGGTACGCGACGACACCGCACAACGGCGACAACCCCCCACCCTTTCGGGCAGGGGGCTGTCGGTGGTGTTACTCGGCGGTGGCTTCGGCGGTAACGGGGGCTTTCGCGTTGGACATTACAACGCGAGTTGCGACGGTGGTACACCAGAACAGGTCGTGTCCGAGCGTTTCCGCTTCGATATCGACATTTGTTCCCGTGCGGTCGTCGGTCTGCCAGTCGCGGATTTTCAGACGACCCGTGACCGTGATGCGGTCGCCCTTGTTGAGCGAGGCGAACGCGTTTTCACCGAGTTGGCGGAACGCGTTGACGGTGTACCAGTTGGTCGACGCGTCGACCCATTCGCCAGTCGCCTTGTCGAAACGGCGTTGTGACGACGCGAGGCGGAACGATACGATTACGACCCCCTCGCTTGTCGTCAATCGTCGTGGTGTCGTGGCGATAAGCCCCGTCACCGTGAGCGTGTCGCTCATAGTTTCTCCCTTGCTTGTGTGAGCCGTGTTGCCCACACTCCAACGATACGACGGCAACCGCCGAAACGACAACAACCCCCCCACCGTTAGGCAGGGGGGTTGTCGGCGGTTAGGCGCGTTCGCGTTCCTCGTTCACCAGAACATCACGGTAACGATACCAGTCGCTAGTCCGTTCGTTCCCGAACCACCAACCGTCACGGTTGTTGTTGTTTGTGACGATTGGGCGCAACCACGCACCGAACCAATTCGGAATGGGGAAGCGGAAGTATCGGCAGTCACCGACATACCCCACACGACTGAACCCCCAACGGTTCATCATCAGTAGCGACCACACGGGGAACATATCGCGACTGAACCGAGCGTGGTACTTGTGCTCGTCGACCGTCAAGTGACGGCAGGGGCGACAGATACGGACAGACGACACTCGGCGTTCGAGCAACGGTGACCATAGCAACCGCGTGCCGAGCGTTCGCAACGGTGACGGCTTGCCGTTGTCGGGCCGCAACCACCGAGCGATTTTTTTCAGCAACATTCGGAACATCATTTCTCCTTTCGGGGGCGTGTCCCCCACGCCGTCAACGATACGCGACCACACGCCGACAACGCAACAACCCCCCACCGTAGTGGGGGGGGTTGTCGTGTGCCGTTAGGCGTTGTCGGGCAGGGGGATTTCGACCGACACAATGTGGTAGCCGTCGAAGCGTTTCACCCACTTATCCACTTGTGCGCGGTCGGTGAACAACCCAGCAAACTGGTTGTTCACGGTGTCGACGAGGACATAGACGAACATAGCGTTCCTTCCGTTTATCGGGGCGTGTTCCCCGATACTCCAACGATAGCGCGGCCCACGCCGATACGACAACAACCCCCCACCGTAGTGGGGGGTTGTCGTATCGACTACGCCAACGGCGCGTAGTAGTCCTTGACGAATTGGGGCAGGTCGTTCTCACGGACATACTCGTGACCGTCAGCATTGAGATTGACGGACAACCATTGACCGCAATCGCACGACCACGGGGTGTCGGATTCCCCTTGACCGTAGATGTCGCAGTAGGCGTACCCGTTCGGGTTCTCGTCTGTTGTCGAGTAGGGGTTCTCGAATGTCAACCCCCGTTCGGTGGCGTACTCGCGAGCACACTTCTCGCAAGCGTAGTTGGTGAAGTCGTCGTCACCGACGACCCACGGTGTTTCTAGGATTTCCGATTCCATCGGGTTCCTTCCAACGGGTGGGGCGTGTTCCCCACGATCTAGACGATACGCGACACCACCGACACAACGCAAACACCCCCCACCGTTCTCACGGTAGGGGGTGCTTGGTTCGGGGGTCAGTACCCTTGGACTAGGAACCAACCGCCTTTCTGGCAACGGTCGATGTAGTCGTGAAAGTAGGTGCGGTACGCGATTGGGTCAGTCGCGCGTAGCACGGCACTGGGCGAGAGTGTCAGACCGAGAATGTCAATCGGGCTATTCATATCGTCCAACCATTCGTCGAACCACTCCTTGGCTTGGTCCTCGGTGACGGGTGTCATATCCTCGTGCTTGCTCATTTTTTCCTTTCGGTTGAGAGTGTGGCGCGCCACCGCGTTTCCAACGGTGGCGCGCCGTGTCACCTATTCGGTGACGGTGGGGGCGTTCGCCGTGTTATCGGCGTTGTCCCGAACCGCTTGCGCGGTGGCGTTCAGAAACTCGCGGTACTGAACGGTTTCGTTGAGAGTGGACAACAAAGCGCGGAGTTCCGCGATTTGTTCGGGCGAGAGAGACGGCATAGCGTTCCTTTCGATTGGCAGGGCGTGTTCCCTACATCACCAACGATACGCCGAACGCCGAACCAACGCAAACACCCCCCACCGATTTCTCGATGGGGGGCGTTGCGTTCCGTTATTTCAGTTTGTCCAAGATTGCCATAATCTCGGCGCGCTTGTCATCGGGGAGTGCCATCACCTTTTCGACGGCGTCATCGGCGATGACGGCGTCCCAGTCGATGGGGTTGTTCGTGTCGGACATTGTTTCCTTTCGGGGGCGTTTCCCCCATACCGCAAAGGTAGCACCGGAACTCGGCTCAACGCAAACACCCCCCACACCGTTAGGCGTAGGGGGTGCTTGGGGTATCGGGTTACTTCTTGAGAATGCGAGTGTATCCGCTACCGTTCATAGCGCGAATGTATTCGCGTTGACGGCGGTTGAAGCGTGGGCGGTGCTTGAGCAGATACCGCGCGTTGATCGTGAAGAGTGTGGCAGACACACCCGTTGCGAAACTCACGACTACGGCGATGATGAATAGCGTGTCGTTGGACATTGTTCCCTCTCGTGAGAGTTGGGAACGGTGTGACCCTCTCGCGAGAGCCACACCGTTCGATGGACTAGGGCAGGCGAACCGATGTCACCGAAGCAACATTGGTGAACTCGCCTTTGGATACCGCTTCCGCGATAGCAGGGTACGCCGACAGAATGGATTTGGTGTCCGTTGTCTTGCGTTCGGTGACAGTCACTCGCGCGATTGTCTGACCCTTGTACTCAACCGCACCCTCGCCGTTCACCGATTCGATGATGAGAGCGCGGTGAGCCTCGCTCTGTTCGGTGAGCCTAGCGATTTCTGCCTTGAGCGTGGAGTACGCGGAAACCGCGTCAGCCACTTTTTTCGTTACGACCATTGTCGTTCCTTTCGTTGGGAGAGGGCGTGTCCCTCTCGTGATTCCACTCTACGCGGCCACACCCGACAAACGCAAACACCCCCCACCTTTCGGCAGGGGGTGTTCGTGGCGTCAGCCGATGTAGCGAGCGTAAACGGTGACTCGCTTATTGCGGGCGGAGTTCCTGCGTGTAGTCGCTTCGAACGACCCAGCGGGGGCGAACCCAACCAGCAGACCTCGCTTGATTGAGACCGCATAACTTCCTGGCGCGTTCTCGCTAACGATTGCCCATTCTCCTGGATTTGCTTTCAGGGCTTTGGCAATCGCTTCGTACTTTCCTTTTGGCACAGCGCGCTTCGGCGGTGCTTCCCAACGGATTTTTACCACTTCTCTCCTTTGCGAGGGGCGTGTCCCCTCTCGGTTCTACTTTACGACCAGAGCGACCACAACGCAACGACCCCCCCACCCGTGAGGGTGAGGGGGTTGCGGTTAGGACTCGTATCCAAACAACCACTCTCCTTTTTTGTGTTCGCAGGTGAAGAGCGCACCGCACTCACCACACGGCACTAGCACATTCTCTTCGTCGTCCATCGGTTCTCCTTTGTCGGCAGGGCGTGTTCCCCACACCTCCACCGTACGCGATCGTGAGGCAAACCGACAAACACCCCCCACCCTTTCGGGTGAGGGGCGTTCGGTTCAGGCTACCAACTTGCGCGGTAGGTGAAGTCACATTCGGCGAGTGACTTGTTGGCGAGGATACGCGAGAGTTCATCGCGGGTGGTTTCCAAGTCTTTCCAGTACCACTCGTCAATCTCGGTCGAACCGAAGAAGAAGCCAGCCTGTGGTGGTAGGTGTTCTTCCGCGACTGCCTTGCGGTTCGCTTCGCTCGCGCCGAGAATGATGTCGCACAGGTTTCGCAACGCTACCAAGCCGTCACGCGGTACGCCGATTTCTTGGCACTCGTCAACGCCGTTGCCGAAGTTGCTCACGAACCATTGGTGAATGGCGTTCGCTTTCCGCCAATACATCACGGACATTGAGAGGGTCGCAGACGGTGAGTATTCAGGAAGTAGCGAGGTGTCGAACCCCGCCGTTTCCAGCACACTCTCCAACTGCTCTCGGTCTTTCGCAGGTCGGTGTTCCCAACCTGCTAGGTACTTGTCGGCGGTCAGATACATATCCAGTCCCATTGGAACTCCTTTTCTTGTGTGAGCCGTGTTGCTCACATTTCCAATTTACGACACACGCGGCCACAACGCAAACAACCCCCCACCTTGCGGTGAGGGGTTGCTCTGGCTACTCGACTACGTCACAGCCCAGACAATGAGTGCGCTCCGTTGTGGTGTCCCACTCGTGCTCGTGTCCAACCTCGCAGTCGTGACCGTAGGTCAGTTCCTGCTCGTCGACCTCGTTGGTCGGGTCGAACACTCGGTCACACTCTACGCACTTGAGCAGTAGACCTGCTCGCGTAATGGTGAGTTCCATCATTTCGGTTTCCTTTCAGGGGCGGTTCCCCTCTGGTATCACTCTACGCGATCGGGGCGCAAACGCAAAGAACCCCCCGAGCGAAAGGTATAACTCTCGGGGGGCTTTTCTTTGAGTGTGGCATACCGTCAAGGGGTAAACACGATTCCCTGACAACCACTCCGTCTAGGCTACCACACCGTGACGCGAGCAAATACCAAAAACAACGAACCCCCCTACCGAAGTAGAGGGGGTCGCTGTGACCGTTAGAGCGTGAGTTCGCTTGCCTTGATTTCAGCGAGCGAGCGCGGTTCCCAGTAGAGGTCGCGCTCAATCATCATTCCCATCGGACCGACCACGCTCGCCAGTTCCGAGAGCGAGAAGTTTCCCAACTCCATCTCGAAGCCGTTGACCAGACCGAAGAACGTGTCCTCGCCATCGAACTCGACGGCGTACCAAGTCCAGTTCGCCCAGGGGGTGAAGTACTTGACCGTAGCCATCGTGTCCTCGAGCGAGAGGTTCTCGCTGGTGTAGAGCGGTGGAAGTGCTGCGCGCACCTCATCGTTCATTAGTTCCATCATTTCCTTTCGGGGAGAGTGTTTCTCTCCACGCTTCGACTCTACGCGCCGACCTCGCGAAACGCAAACAACCCCCCTACCGAAGTAGGGGGGCGTTCGGGGGGACTAGTCCTCGTCTCGGCAATCCCAGCAGAGCCAGTCTCCGCCATTGTCGATAGCGTCAATCGGGTCTTCGTCACTCAACTGACCGCACTCGTCACAGGTGACATCGGCAAATGAATCGATAGCCATTGTGTTCCTTTCGGGGGGAGCGTTTCTCCCCACGCTTCTACGATACGACCTCGACATCCGTAACGCAACGAACCCCCACCCGAAGGTGGGGGACTCGTCAGCGGTCGCGCATCGCGACAGCGATGGCGATGAGTAGAGCAATAGACATAGCGACACCATCGGCGAAGACAATGACTAGAGCAATGGCAAGATGTGGATCCATACGGTGAACGCAGGTAGGGGGAGCGGTTTCCCACTCCCCCAACCGACTAGGCGTTAGCGTGCTCGCGCAGGCTGACAGGGAACCACTGCTCGGCAGTTACCTCGACGTTGGTCCCAGTCGCTTCATCGTGCTCCCAGTCCCGAACCGCGAGCGAACCGATGACCGTGATGATGTCACTTCGGCGAACCGAGGCGATGATGTCGTACGCCATTTGGTCGAACGCCGTGAACGTGTAGTAGTTCCACTGGTCACCGCTCTCGTCGCGCTTCGTGCTGATTCGGAATGACGTAATCGCCGTTCCCTCGCTGGTCACAATGTGTCGCGGTGTTGTCGCGACTCGTGCGTTGATAAGAATAATCGTGTCCGACATTCTGTTCCTTTCCTGTGGCAGGCGTTTCCTCCCACACTCTCACAATACGCGAAAGAGGGGAGAGGCGCGAGCCTCCCCCCTCCTCCCGACCGCGTTACTTCTCGGTACGCCAGTCCTCGTCAGCGTCCTCGCCCAAGTCCAAGTTCGTCAGGTCAAACTCAAACTCGTTGTCAAGTTCGCAACGGTGGCAGGTGTAGAGCGCGGTGCCGGAGTTCCCGACACACACAATCAGCAGTTCCACCTCGTACTCCATCTCGTACTCGGAGCACAGGTCGTACCCACAGTAGACCGTCACGGAGGCTTCGACCTCCCTTTCGGGCTCGTCGCGTGGCGTGTAGTACTCACGCTCGGCGCGGCCCTCGTCATACAATCGGCTCATTATCATTTCCTTTCGGGGAGGGATTTCCTCCACATCTCAACCGTACACCTGACCTCGGACAAACAACAACACCTCCCCACCCGAAGGTGGAGAGGTGCTGTCGGGAGTCAGTCCTCCCAGATGTTTCCGTCTGCTCCGTACTTGTCCCAGAGGTTCTCGGCGTAGGCGATTGCTTCGTCGAGATCGTGGAACACCTCGCAGAGGTCTTGGTCACTCTCGCTGTTGGAGAGGACCTCGAACCACGGATTGTGAATCCACTCGAAGTGTTCCGCACCTTTGGCTTCCCACGCTCGGAGGTCCTCGTCCGTCTTGATACCGAACGACTCGAGCTGGTCCGTGTAGCGCAACACCTCGTAGTCCGAGAGTAGAGCCTTGCGAGCGTGGATTCGCATCTCGCCATTACGGCAGATGGTGAACCGAGGCTCGGTCACTCGGGAGTCGGCCCAGACCTCCTCCCAATTCGTGGAGTGAGCGTAGAACGCTGCGTCCTTGCGAGCCGAGGTCGGCTCCAGAGGGAGGCTCACGCCTCCCTCCTTCGCCTGACTCATTCGGATTCCTCGATGTCGCGGAGGTAGCCGACCTTGAACAACGCGCCCATTGGCTCGTCGTGCGAGTATCGGGTGCAGGTCAGGTTGCCCGACTCGGGGTCGTACTTGAAGTCGAGGCGGTACTGCCCGTTGATTGCGAGCGTGTCAACGATTGTGCCGACCTTGCAGATGGCGTGTCCCGAACGGTTGTCCCAGCCCATCGCCTCGCTCCAGATGACGATGTCCTCGGTGTTGGTGATTCCGTGACGACTCTCCCATTCAGGGAGGAAATTCTCCGTGAAGTCATACTGGTTGTCGTCCCAGCACCCGTGACAATCCTCACTCGGTGTGGATTCGTCGGTCACTTCGTCGTACACCTCACAGGTACACTCGGTCGTGACGACGGCTTTCATAATTGTGTCAGTCATTTCTTTCCTTTCGGCAGGGAATCTCCCTACACCTCAACAGTACGCTTCGACCTGACTGTGGTCAAGTACCCCTCCCACTCGTTCGTCAGGTGCCCAGCGGAGATGAGTATGTCCCCAACCGTGAGTCCGAGTCCCTTGGCGAGTAGCGCGAGATAGTCACTCGACACTTCTTTCTTTCCGTGTTCGACCTCGGAGATGTAGGCGTTCGATACTCCCGAGGCTCGGGCGAGCTCGAGTCCGGTCATACCGAGATCGTGTCGGCGTGCGTAGATCGTGTACCCAATGGCAGCGCGTGATTTCATTTCGTTCCTTTCGTGAACGGAGCGAAGCGCACCCCCGAAAGGGTGCGCTCCGTCTTGGTCAGTCTTCCTCGTCCTCGTCGAATGCTTGGGGAATGAGGTCGCAGAATCCATCGTTCGGGTTCTGGTGGTTGGTGTAGACAGCGTTCACGAACCGAAGGCCGCACGATTCCTCGTACCATTCCTTCACCTTTTCCAGCATGGCGTATGAGTCCATGTCGCTCGCCGAGATGAGAGGGTCGTAGCCGTACTGCTTCATCAACGTCATCTGCTCCTCGTCCATCAAGATGTAGATTTTGTGGCAGGTGTCGAACGCGATGCCGCGAGCCTCCGAGAGTGCCGACTCAACAGCACCCCAGCCAGTCTGACCTTTCAGTTTCATTTTCATGGTGTTCCTTTCCGTGGCAGACCATCTGCCCACACCTCAACGATACGCCGACTCCCCGACAAACGCAAACAGGGGGTCACCGAAGTGACCCCCCATTGCCTAGCGATTGGTGCGTGACTGAACGAACGCGTCAGCGTGTTGCGCGAAGTTCGAACCGATGTCCGAGAACGAGCGGTCAAGACCCGACCCCGTGGATTCGACATCAATGAACGCGAGGAGCGCGACCCGAGCGAGTGCTTGGTGCAACTCGGTGTAGTGTTCTGTCCACGCGTTGGCGAGCCCGTCAGTCCACGCGAGCGCGTAGGAGGAGCGACCAGTTCCCGAGTCGCTTTCGGCGAACGAGATGCTCGCTTCTATCCCGATGAACAACTCGGAGAGGTTGATCGTGTGAGCGGTGATTGTGGTTTCCCAGTCGGACATAGTGTTCCTTTCCGTAGGGGGAGTTTCCCCCGACACCTCAACGATACGCAAAAAAGGAGGAGAGGTCAACGACCCCTCCTCCTCTCTCGCGGTTAGACCGTGGCTTCCTCGGTCACCGCCATTGCTTCCTGCCAGATACACAGGTTGGTTTCCAGACGGTCACCGAACACTCGCACCCAATCCGCGAGGTCAACCGTTTCCTCGGTCACGAATGTCTTGAGCATCTCGGCGTGGAGGTCAACGGGGTGAGCGTACGAGAACCCGTTGCTTGACCAGACGGGGACGGTCACGATTCGACTGTCCTCGTCACTCCGCCAACCGACACCCTCTGTCCCGATGATGGCGACCCGGGGCTTTTTCCACGAGTCCGTGTCCTTGAGCGTGACGAAGACCAGAGGTTCGACCTCGCACTTCTCGAGGCGATCGACCTTGCCGTAGGTCAGTTCGAGGATTTTGTGGATGTGCTTGGTCAACGCCTCGCTGTCCACCTTGTGGGCAATGCAGCCCTTCCTGCGGGATTCATACCTGTCGTTCATTGTGTTCCTTTCGGTGGCCGACCCTCGGCCACATTCCCAAACTACGCGAGAAAGGGGAGAGGTGCAAGCACCCCTCCCCAATCTGTCACACGAAGTCGCTGACCGTGTCGCGTTCGCGAGAGACCTTGTAGTCCTCGTCCGAGTAGAAGTCCTTCGACCTCACCCACTCGTCACGAGCGGAGGACTCTCCGTACTGCTCCACCAACTCCGAAGCGTCAATGTCGTGGTCGAACGAAACTCCGTCAACCTCGAACTCGACATTCACACTACCGAGGTCATCAACCAGTTCATCCCACATTTCCGAGATGTAATCGGAAGCGAGAATCGGGCGAAGCGTTCCGTACTTCATCATCACGCCGACCTCGTTTTCCCATTCGCCGTACTTGTACGAACCGCACAAGTCCTCGTGGTTGTCGTAGTAGAGGGCGTAGCCGTCCTCCAACTTCGCAGCGGTCGCGAGGAATCGCTCCCACTTCTGCTCGGTGGTTTCCTCCTCCAACGGAACGCCGTTGACACTCACGGCAGTTGCGTTGTCGAAGCGGTGTTCTTGACCATCTGCGGTCGAGACAATAACCAGCATTGCTTCCTTTCCGTGGCAGAACCGTTCTGCTCACATTCCCAAACTACGACAAAAGGGAGGAGGTCGCAATGACCCCCTCCCCTCCGTGTCCGATTAGGACAGAACCCGACCGGCAATCCCCAACGCTTCGACCACACGGCTCACAGCGAAGAGCGAGTCTCCCCCGATGTGCCAGTCGTAGAGTTCGTCCATTTCTGGCGCACCGTCTTCGTATCGCTTCCAGTCGTAGAGCGTTACTCGAGTACCGTCCTCGAACAGCAAGTCCCACTCGGTCGTGACCTTGCTCCCCGAGTCGTTCCCTAGAGAGATGGTTGGTGATCCAAACACCGTCTCGATGTGTTCGCGAGTTGTCTCGATGTACCCTTGCAAACTCGTTCCGTTTGCACCCGAGTCGTTCTCGCATAGCGTCATAAACTTCATTGTGTTTCCTTTCGGTTGGTGGTGAGGGGAGGCCGCAACCTCCCCTCGCCGTTTTTACTCGAACTCGATACCCGCGTACTCTGGGTGTTCCGCAAGAAGGTAGAACTCTTGTTCCGTATTCTTGGGGTCGAACGCGCGTTGGAACTCTGCTTCATCTTGGAAGTAGTACCAGATGCGTTGGTCGAAGTCCTCGTCCTCCACCATTTTCTCGTAGAGGTCGGGGTCGTTGAGAATGACAACTTGTGCCATTGTGTCGCCAGCGACTACATCATCTTTCCAAGCGTAGTCAACCCATGTTACTCGTTCAGCCATTGTGTTTCCTTTCGTTGTGGCAATCCAAGTCAACCACGAAAGAGGGGAGAGGTCAACGACCCCTCCCCCCTGACCGCTAGTAACTAGCGTGTGTAATCGTTCCACCCAACTTCGCAGCGAGGTCGTAGATGTCCTCAAGGTTGAGATAGACGGTCTCACCCTTGTTGTTGTACGCGCTGGCGAACCCTTGGAAGTAGCGGTGCTTCTCCGACCCGACCTCGAGGATGATGGCTACCCAGTCATCCTTGAGGTGCTTGATGAACAAGTCCTCCCAGATAATCTCGGTGTCCTCGTCTGTCTCCTCGTTGTAGGTCGTGACGGGCAGACCACCCTCGTCTGTGTCGAGGAATCCGAAGAGAATTTCCCCGTCTCGCTCCTGCGAAATCATCTGAACAGGATAGTTCATAATGTCCTCGCGGAATGCTTCGGGGTCTTTGACCGCGAAGTAGTTGGTACGGACCTGACCGTAGTAGTTAGCCATTGTGTTCCTTTCCGATCGCGTGGCTCTCACCCGACCTGTTTCCAATCTACGACAAAGAGAGGGGAAGCGTTAGCCTCCCCCCTCCCCCCTCCTGTCGTTACTGCGTGACCAGTTCGGACTCCGCAGGGCAGTCCTCGAACCAGTTTTCCTTGTCGTCACCCCACTCGCAACGGCACTCGTTACCGCGCTTGGTGTAGTCGGCGTGGCTGTCGGGAATGTCCCACTCCTCGTCAACGGTCACTTCACCGTCTTTGAGCGTGAGTTCTCCACCCCAGCCCTGCTCCTCCTCGTAGACCCACGAGATTTCGAGGTGCGAGTATTGCTCGGCGATGGCAGCGACCACGCCTCGCGGATAATCCCACGGTGTCTGGAATGTGATTTGGAGCGTGTCCTCATCCAGCCAGCCCAAATCTCCGTCACCAGCGTCCCACTTACAACCCCAGTTGTCGTTGTTCCACGAGTACCAGTTGGTGTCAGTGCCACCGACCTGCTCGCCGTTGACGACCCCCCTGCGACCGAAGTATTCGTCCAACTTGTCGGCTGGCGGTGCGAGGACATTCCAGAACGAGAACCGAGCCTCGCCCAGTTTGATTTCCCCTGTCGGCTCGAAGCCGTCATAGACCATTTCAGGTCGGGGCATTTCCATCTCGCGGAGGAACGATTGGAGTTCCATTTTGTCTCCGCTGGGCGCGGTGACGGTCAGGCTGTTGTAGACCCAGTTAGGCATACTGCTTCCTTTCATCGGGTAGCCAAGTGGCTACATTACAACAATAAACGAAACCCCCCTCCGAGTCAAGGGAGGGGGGTCGCGTGTTGGATTGTCAAATCTCGTCGAGCAGGATTGTCTCGGTTTCGATTTGCTCGTACTCACCGAGCGAGAGGAGGCGTTCCGCTTCTTCGAGCGTGTCAGCGAGGACTTGGACTTTCTCTCCTGTGAGAAAGATGAATGTTCTCATTGAGGACACACCACCTTGACATTGGCGATGTGACGGGCAAGCGCAGCGCGCTCGCTGTCGGAGGCGTTCTCGACCATTGCCCAGTCCTCCTCTGTCCAATCCCAAGTCTCCACAATCTCGAGACCGTCTGCGCTACCAAACGAACCATCGCTTGCGAAGTAGGTTCCCTCTGGCTTGGTCATCAACGCAAGTTGACGGCGGAGGATGTATTCGAGTTGATCCTCCTCGCCCTCCTCTGGTGCTGACCATTCTTGGGTGTCGGTGTCGAACCACGAGGCCGCGCCGAACTTCGACATCAGCGATTCATCATCGAGCCAGAACTTCTTGTCCTCGGTGTCGTAGTAGACCACGAAGTGTATTTGCGTTGTCATCAGTTGCTCCTAGTCGGTGAGTTGGTTGTAGATGTTTTCGAACGCTTCGCGCACGAACTGGTCGGGGTCATTCTCGTCCAAGAACTGGCCGATGAATCCCGTGAGAGTATCCGCGTGGATACTCGGTACGGTGATGCTGATGTTCATTCTGTTCCTTTCGGTTGGTGTGCCGGGTGGCACGATTTCAGCATACGCCGAAAAGGGAGGAGGCGCTAGCCTCCCCCCTCTCGGTGTGGATTACTCCCGACCCAACATTTCGATAACGTCGGCAACGGAGGTAATCAGGTTCGCACCACGCCTGATGAGCGCGTGAGTGCCAGCGGATGTTCCCGAAGTAATCGGTCCAGGAACTGCTCCGACCTTTGCTCGGCGCTTTTTGAGCGCGTGGTTCGCGACATTGACGGAGCCACTGCGGTAGCCAGCCTCGACCACCACGACAGCAACCGAGAGGTTCGCCATCAACTTGCTCCGCTTCAGGAAGCGTTCGCGAGTCGGAGCCGTTTTCGGAGGTGACTCCGAGAGCAGGAGTCCAGTCATCGCGACTCGACGGAACAGTTCCGAGTGACCCGATGGGTACGCGGTATCGAGTCCACCAGCCGCGACCACGATGGTGTTTCCACCACACGCCAGAGTGGCGCGAGTTGCCATTCCGTCAATGCCGTACGCTCCGCCAGTGATGGTGGTGTAGCCACGCGAGACGAGTCCAGCCGCGAAGTCCATCGCGATGTGCTCGCCGTAGCCTGTCGAAGCGCGAGCGCCCGTGAGGGTAACGGCGTTGGAGAGGTCGGAGAGCAGGTCGAGGTTCCCCAAGTACCAGAGGTCGGGAGCCTTGTCACCAAGTCGCTTCTTGAGAAGCGCAGGGTATCGCTCGTCGGTGACGGGCAGGAACCCGATGTTCTGCGCGTCGGTCACGACGCTATCTTGTTCGGTGTCAATCATTGTGTTTCCTTTCGGTTTGGTGTGACGGGTGTCACACTTCGACATTACACAAGAAAGGAGGGAAGCGCAAGGCTCCCCTCCCTCTCGTTACTTCTTGCTGGCGGAGAATACGATATCCGCTTTGTTGAATACGCAGAGACCACAGCGTACGCAGGCACTACCCTCGCTTGAGATTAGGGGCAATGCTCCCTTGTTCTCTGGACACTTCGCACCGGGTCGGCCAGTAATCTGCTTGATTACCGCTTGACCCGATTCGAAGTTGTCCGCGAGATACGCGAGACGGATTCCGTACTCCTCGCGGAGCGCAATCGCGGTGTCGAGGTTCGCGCTGTCCGCCGAGAAATACAGCGACAGATTCGGAATGTCGCGGAGGATAATCGCGCTGTCCTCGGTTCGGGTGTAGACCCAAAACTGAACATCGAGATGATTCTCGACCACACGCTTCCACGCGTAGGTGTAGGCGTCGTTGAAGAAGTCGCCGTCCCAGTGGATTCGGAACAGTTTGTCCGCGCCTCGCTTGTCGCTGTCGTTCTCGAAGTCCGTCACCATGCCGTCAAGCAGAGTGAACATCGTGTCGAGATCGGCGTTGCGGAGCAAGTCCCAGTTGTGAACCAGCACCTCGCGTACTCCCTTGTAAATCTTTTCGAGCTTCCCTGCGTAGCAGATTAGTTCGCATACCGATGTTGCTCCCGGGCATGAGAATGGCTTTCCCGAGGGCAGACCGAATGTGTTGGCAATGGCCGCAGCCTTGCCCGAGGGCATGACAGCGTTCGTCACCTTGCGGTCTTTAGAGCGTTTGAGCGTGTCCATAATGTCTCCTTTCGTTGGACTACTTCAAACTTACGCTGTGTAATAAAAAAGCGCAAGGAGGGGGTCTCCCCCCTCCCTGCGTTGTCGGTCAGTAGTGGAAGTCCACTGGCACGAGGAACCACTGGTCGTTGTCCTCGTTGGTCTCGAGGTTTTGGAGCAGGTAGCGCATTTCCGTTGTCCCGTGCGTCAGGTCGTAGAAGTAGGTGTCGGGCAACCAATACTCGGCAGCCATGCGCGACACAGAGGAGTATTGGTACATCGTCGAGAGCGGGTCATACGGGTACTCCGTAGAATCGCTCAACGATTGCGTGATGTATTCCTCGACCCGTTCCTCGAACGACTTACCGCTCTGCTCGTTCGCTCGCGTGATTTCAGCGAGACGGCGACGAATTTCAGTTGCTCGGTTTTCGAGTGCCTCCCGAATCGTCTTGGAGAACTTCTTGGGGTCTTCCGCGAAAGCGATCACATTCATCGTGTCGAACACATAAGCGTCAGTGTTCTGGAAGAACCTACCGCCACCGACAACGAACCAGTCGTACCAGTCCGCGTAAGGCCGCTCGTCTCCCGTGAGAGTGTTGTTGACCTCATGGGCCGCAATCTCTTTGGCCTCGTCCATGTCAATGCCGTTCTCGCCAATGGTCTCGTCACTCTTGACGGCGACCCAGTGCAAAACATGCATGCTGTCTATCCTTTCCGTGGACGGAGTTTCCGGCCACACTCTGACATTACACAAAGAAAGAGGAGGGCGCAAGCCCCCCTCCTCCTCCTGTGTTGGTGTTAGGAGAGTTCGTGGAAGGTTATGCGACCCTCCAAGACTCCCCTCGGTGTCCACTTCCAGAACTCGCCGTCCTCGCCACGCCAGATGATGTAGCACGACACATCAACGAGGTCGCGAATGGCGTTGAGGAACTGTGTCTCGTCACCAATCTTGTTGTCGTATCCGTGGATGTGAACACCACGCTCGTCAGCCCAAGTGTCGAACCCGAGGAGGTCGAGGACTTCCTGTGCCGAGGTGACGGTCTGGTCGTAGTCGGAGGGCATCCACGAGAACCACCTCTCGTTCTCCTCACCGCTTGACCACGAGCCTCCACCCTTGACTGCGTTCGGGTCGTGGTTGAGTGCCTTGAACCGCTCAAGAGCCTTGTCAAGGTTTTCCGTTGGAATCAAGAACTCTGACTCCTGAATGTTGATGTAGTAACCCATCGGTTCCTTTCCGTGAGCAGACCTTGCTCACAGTTTGAGTTTAGGACGGAAGCGAGGGGAGTGCAATGCACCCCCCTCCTCCGTTAGTCGTTCCAAGCGTGTCCGGGGAACGCTTGCTTCATGTCGCGCTCCCAGCAGGGGAAGCACTTCGACCACGGCGTGTCACCGCAGTTAGGACATGTATCAGACATGGGCACTCTCCGCTCCACAGCACCGACAGTAGGACTCGTACTCGACATGGTCACAGCACTCGTGCTTATCCCATGTCCACTCCCCACCACCGATTGCGTAGACCCGAGTACCGTCCTTGTTCAGGTATCCCTGATACTCGATCCGTGCTTCGCTCGGGTCGCGGTCAGGCTCAACGACCCAGACCGTGTCGGTCTGAGCGTTGTACCCGAACTGGTTGTAATACTCACCAGCCATCAGCATTTGGAATACATCGTTGACCACTTGGGTCAGCGTGAACTCGGGGATGACCCATCCGTTCCACTTCTGTGAAGCGAATGAGACACACTCCGAGGCTGGCAGGTGTTCGTTGACCACGGCGTAGTTCGTCATGAGTTCTCCTCTGCGGAGTGGTCTCCAGTGAACCCATCGGACTCGAGGGAGTAGTCGTACTCCTTCTCGTCCTCGGGGGTCATACCGTCTCGCAACATCTGGTACGCCTTCTCGATAGCCTCGTCAGCGGTGTCGGCTTCGATGGCGAGCGTGTGGAACATACGCTCGTCAATCTTGACGATGTACTCGGCCATCAGTACTGACCATCCACTTCGCTTGCCACCGCGATGAACGCGGGGTCGCTCGCCTTGCGGTCTGCCACGTACTGCTGGAACTCGAAGCGAACATCGAGAGCCTTGTTGATTTGGATGAACAGGTCGCGGAGTGCGTCTGCTCGCCCCGTGTGGTAGGCCGAGTCCTCGAGGTCACCAGTCTGCATGCTGTCACGCTCTGCGTCCTGCCACTCGGATTCGATGTTCATGAGAATCCCCGGAACTGTATTCATTTGTGTAGACATCTCTGTCTCCTTTCGCGCCAGACCTTCTGGCTACCTCGAGCCTACATTCATTACACAACAAATGCAAACACCCCCCGCCGAAGCGAGGGGTGTCTGTTGGCGAAAGCCTACTGCTTGGCAGTGAGGATTTCGAGGCGGAGGGAGTGCGAGACCTTCTGAACCTTCTCGAAGATTGCAGGCCACTTCGCCTTGAGGAGGTCGCTGTCGACCAGAGTGCGCGGAACGCTCTTGGTCTTGGCAACTGCCTTGCCACGGTAGGTGGCGATCTCTGCACCCTTCATCGCATCGAGGATGCGAGTGCGGAGTTCGGTGTCCTCCTTGTCGAGAGCGTTCTTCTGCTCTCGGACTTCAGCGAGACGCTGAAGGTCGGCGACAATTGCGCCGGGTACGGATGTTTCCATCGTGTGTTTCCTTTCGTGACCCTACTCGGTTTCGGGTACAGTTTCACTGTATACGAAACAAACCCCCCTCGCAAGTAGGGGGGTCTGCTTCGGTGTGTCGTTAAGACTCGATGTTCTCGAGGTCGATGTTGTAGATAGCACCGTGAAGGCTCTCCTCCACAATCTCGGTCAAGAGCGTGCGCTCTCCCTCTTTGAGTCCGTCCTTGTGTGTCTGGAGTTTGACATACTCGGCGAGGTCGAGCAGGTTCTGCTGGACGTACGAGATGGTGTCGGTAAACACGGTCGAGTGCTCGGGGTCGGGGAAAAACGTCTTGACGAGTTGTTCGATCTGAATTCCGACTGCGAAGCGCATGAGCGAGATTGCGTTGTCGAACTGGTCGAAGTCGCGTTCCTCCATGTCCGTGTGCTCAACGACCGGGCATTCGAACTCGGTGTAGAGGGCAAACAGGTCATCGTTCGACCAGTTACGGAGTTCGTCCGCAATGAGTTGCAGCAGGAGGTTACCCTCAAACGTCTGGCCAGCTTTTTCCTTGGCCTCCTTGCGCTTGATGATGGTGTCAAGCAGAGCGGAGGAGTGATGCGTTCCTTGCATAATGATTCCTTTCAGGTTGCGGGTGGATGTCACCCAATATCAATGTACAGAAAAGACCCCCCGATGTCAAGCCGGGGGGCCCCTCTGTGTCGAGACTATCCGTAGATAACGTCTCCGTAGACTGCGACCTGCAAGATTCCGCTCGAGGTGCATGTGTCTTGGTCTTGCCAGTCGTACTCTTGACCGCAGTGGTTGTAGCCCTTGTCGAGGCAGAACTGATAAGCCTTGAGCAAGTCCTCGATACCAAGTTCTTTCGAGATGGTCTTGCCTTCGTTCTCGGGGTCCTCACCCACGATGGTGAAGCGACCGGGGGTTTCCCAGCCGGCTCCCTCGCTGTAGTCCATGTCGATCCAGCAGGAGTCGAATTCCCATCCGCCTCCCATCGTCTCAGACCAGAAGTCCTCGTACTCGTCCTGTGTGATTTCCATTAGTTGTCCTCTCCGAACAGTCGCTGACGTGCCGTCTTGGAAGTGGCATCGCTGATTGGAACGTATGACCCGACAAAGCCGAATCCTCCGCCGTTGCCTTCCTCGTCCTTGGACAGGATAAAGAAAGTGTTGTCGTTGAACAGGAACACGGGGGAGTGGTCGTAATCGCCCCACATGAAGTCCTCGCGTTCTTGAGCAGTGAGGTCGCGCACACCGATGATGGTTTTGTTCATCAGCGTTGCGAACTCGGTTTTGTAGAACTCTGTATAGCGTTCAGTGTCTGACATGGTATTTCCTTTCGAGGGCGTCTCCCTCCTATTACCAACATAAAGGAACCCCCCACTTGGTGTCAAGTAGGGGGTCCCCGTTGCGCGTCGTTCGGTTTAGTCGGAGTCCGGGGTTCGATCCCCGTCAATCCAATTCTGGCTTGGGTCATAGTTCCGTGTACGTACGTTGGTGTTTCCGTCTGGGTCTACCGAGATGATCTCGATGTACGCGTTGGAGGACGCTACGTTTATGTAGACCACACTCGAGTTGGGTCCGTCAAGTTGAACCAGCAGCTCCATCGGGATAGACATGCTCTTGAGAACCGAGTCTTGCTTCTCGGTGGTTACTATCAGTTGCTTAGCCATTGAGACTCGTTGTTACCTTCCGCTTATGCTTCCAGTCCTTGGTTACATGGAACTGGCCTGGGTTTTGATCGCACGGGTAGGCCCGTACTGATTTCGAGGCAAGCTGGCCGACTAGGGCCTTGCGTGCATCTTTCTTTGAGGAGTAGAGCGTCTTGTCGTGCTCTTCACATTTCTTAGTCAATTTTACCGTCTTTCGTTGTAGTTGTTTTGGCCGCGGATGCGGTTGGGTGGAATATTACACCATCACTCGGCGGAATCAAAACTGGACGGAATCCCGGGCGTGTCGTAACTTCCGAGATACTTCAATGTGGAAAGTGTAGGATCACCCGTTGCGTTCACCAGGCCCATCCGTTCTCGCTGGAACTTCGCGAGCGCCGATCGAGTTTTCGAGTCGAAGACGCCGCGGTCCGCTTGTTCTAGTCCGGCAACATCGGCACGCGAAAGCTCAACTTGGATCAACTCGACACTGCGTGCGATCTTCGGGGATCGAGCAGCAGCCGCTGGAGTTACACAGGTTCGGATCTCGCCGACCCGGACTAGAGGCAGCTTGCGGCGCATTTCACTTTCTACATTCTTTAATGTGGAAAGTGGGATCGGATCTGGCCGCACAAACGTGAGAACGTCATACTTGTGCCGGATCCGTTCATACACACCGTTGGGATCTTGCGGCGCTCGCAGGTTGGGTGTAGGAACGTTGGCCTCGATCGCCGAGAACCGTCGGTGTTGTTTCCAGTGTGCGACGTCCGACACGATCCCGATGTGCGGGGCTCCCATCGGTTCGATCCCGAAGCTGTAGAAGACGAGGTCCCCTCGCCGAGGAGTGCTCACCGTTTGTCCCCAGGCAAGGTAGTGGCCGAGGGCCGCCACCGTGTGGGTGTGGGACACCGGAAGCTTGAGGCCTTCGTCCAAGAATATTACATCAATAAACGATCCGTTCCAGGCGTGCCCGTCCCAACCGACTCGCCTCCCGAAGACCGAGATGTTTCCGTGGCCACAGGTGTAGCCGAGGTATTTGGATGCGAGATCGGCGAGATTGTCTTTAGTCTTCACCGTCCGTCATTCCTTCCTGGACACGCCGAATGATTCGATCTGTGTCCATCACCAACTGTACCAGTCGGATGTACTCTTCGCGGGTACTAGTCTTCCCCACGCTCGTCTCGATGTTCGACCTCAACTCGGTCAGCATCGCTAGTAGTTCCTTCTTCACTTTCAATCACCTCCGCCTCGAGCTCGGGCAGCGGTGCCGACGTGACATTGATCAGCAGCGTCTTCAACCGTTCTTGTAATATCTCAGCAGCGGGTCGGACATCGATCGCGACATTCTGATCGATCTCGAAACCGCCTCGTACTCCGGCTCGATCGAGGAGCTCCGTCGCAGCTTTCAGCTTGACGGGTTCCGACTCGGCAGACTCGAGGAGATCTTCGAGGACCTCGACGGCTCGGGGAGCAGACTGCATCACCCGAAGACGAGCAGCCGCGATCGCCCCTTGGGTATCGAGGCGCACGTTCGGGAGGTGGGTCACACAGAGACCGTCGTCATCTCGACGTCCCGATGTCCACTTGAGGCAACGAATACCGTCGGACTTCATATACCGACACCGTTGAGGTGGGCCGCCGATCGAGGGCATACCGTTGTATGAGGGATCTTCATCTCGCCGTTTGCGTATTCGGATCCACGTCTTGTTCGCCTGGAGCACCCAAGGCGGGGCAACTATGTCGGCCCGTTCCTCGACGAGGAGTTCTTCCTCGGTGAGGTAGTCGGAGTTCCGATCTCGGGGGTCGGCCATGATCGGCTCGTACTTGTCGAGCAGCGAGATGCGCGCCTCGGTCATGGACTCGGGGGAGATGGCCCGGAGGAACGGGGTGTACGCGCCGCGATCGTCGACTACGATCTGATACTGGATCTTGTTGATACGGAGGAGTTTCCGGTTCTCCATCGTGTCGTGGCATACGCCTCGATCGACTTCGTCTATCCCGAGGACAGTAAGGTCGGGGCGAAGGTCGATGGGGGTGTCGTCGGTATCGCGGTACACCGAACCCGAACCGTCGGTTGGTTCTAGGTCAGTCATAGTGCCTCCGAAGAAAAAATGGCGTGTGCCGCGAGATCGCAGCCGTATGACTTAGTTTACCCCATTTTTACACACTATCTTGAAGGGTTGCCTATCCGCCCTTCTTATGCTCACTTACACAGCATGGACACTTATGCGTGTCACCGTCCGTTGAGGACACATAATGGCCGATGCATGTCGAGTGTTGACCCGACATACACCAACCAAACTGGGTCTCATCGACGACCTCGACGCCAGTCGGAGGGACGATATCACTCCGAGTCGTCGTCTTCCGAGTCACCATCTTCGCCAATCACCGTCCCATTTTCTAACTCGATGCCGTCCAGCAAATCGGTCGGCAACCCGACGGACTCGAGGACTTCTTTCATCTTGGACTTGGTCTCCTCAATCCTCTGAGCGAGGTTCTTTTTGGAGCGTTCTTCCTCAGCCTTGGTCGACAGGACGTGCCACTGGGACACAACCTCGAGCGACTCGGCAAATGACAACTGCTCGAAACGCTCACGGTCCGTCTCATCTACGAGGCACTTCTTGAGGAGGCGAATAGCCGCGATCATGGCCGCAGGACCATGCACCTTTTCGCCGAACATCTTGCCGACATCATCAACTGACATCGACATAAAGTTTAGTGCTTCTCCCTTGAACACCTCGGTGGACAATCCAACAAGGTTCCACCGTCCGTCCATTTCATCTTCCCACGAGGAGAAGATGTCTCCTGCCTCACTCATTCCCATTCCCTGGTTCTTCACTTGAATCTCCTTCTAATCCGAGTACATCCTCCACGTCTCGAACAAGATAGAACGAGATGGGGACGTAATTGTAGAACTGCTTCTCCCAGTCTGGCTTAACGATGTAGCCAAACTTCATCGCAATCAAATCGATTTGCGGAAGAAGGTCAGCCGGGACTGCCACATCTATGGGAACAGTACCAGAGACAGACGCGACGCGCAACTTCTCGGCAAGTCCACCAATGAAGTGTCCTGCAGCAAAGTCAGCGTCTGCATACTTGCCACCTTGTGATGCGATGCAAATAATCATAAACTCACGATTAGCCCAGTCGGGTCTCCACGGTCCGCCTAAAGAATTATTTTCCATCTCGATACCTCATCTCGATTTCGCAGGTTCCGCAAATCAATGTGAACCGTCCGGTGTAATCCTCGGAGCGAGACAGCCTAAGCAGGATTTCTCCATCAGCCCCAACCATCCGCACGTGCACATCGGTATCCCCGAGGAATGGCCGACTGCAGGATTCAACGTCGCAACGACTTGAAAGCCACGCATAGCTCAACCCTTTCTCTCTAAGGCGGTGTAGTCCCCAATCTAGCCCAGTGAGGTACCGTCCGTCTTGATATACCTTGATGCCCTTTTCCATGGTCTTGAGGCCGCCAGTCCAGGCAGCACCTCGACCGCCGATGCGAACATCGAGCAGCCGAACGACTGCCCTCTCTCCGCCCGAGCAATAGCACCGAACTCCTGTAGAGGGCTGACAGCGAGCATACTCAGTGCCAACCATGTCATGTGTACCTAGTGAGTGCCCACAGATACAAATAAGCGTACGGTCCGTCTTACTAGAACTAGACACGTGCTTTAGCGCGAGCGCCACTCAAGAACTCAATCCCGTGTTCAAAGACACCTCGAGCGCACGACTCACACATTACGCGAGAGTACGCAGCAATGTCACCGTCGGACACTCGAATCCAGTGACGATCAAATGCCATGACGAATACAGGGGATTGACCTTTCTCGTCGACGAACCCAGTCGGTCCGGCACACGAGTCACAGGCAACAGCGCCTGTCTCGACCACATGAATCCACTCGACCATTTCTCCAGCACCTAGTGCCGCAGCTACTCCTTTGCTCAGGGAGTGGTTCATTCCATATCCTGGCTCTGAGGTCTTGTGCAAGAAGCGTCGAAGGTTCGATGTACGAAGTACGGCCCGTGTCTCTTTACAGCCACAGACGATCCGTCCGGGGGAACAGGCAACGTAGCCTGAAGCGATATCTGTGTGGTGGTACTTCATCGAGTGTCCACACGCACAAACATCTCTTGACCCTCGACCCATTTTCTCTGCGCGTTCTTTCATCTCGCGGAGATATTCTTGGGCCTCGGGTGACGTCGGCGATATCGCCGAGAATTCAATGTCAGTCATGCCCCCATCATAACACACTATGTCTACCTACCACTTATGTCTACTTATGTCTGAGGAGTCTGAGGTGACGAGGAGTCAACTTATTTTCTCTCTATGTGCACGATGGCGCATACGCGTTAAGGAGAAACTAAGTTTACTTGATGTGACAATCTACTCGTCAGACATAAGTGTGAAAACTTCCGCCTAAACAAAGGGCCCACTATCTCCTACTATGTCAATCAACCAACACCATCAGCAAGGATCACCCCAACTAAAGCGCAAGGAGTCAACTAAATTTATATATTGAGCACATGGAAATCGACCTCGACAATCAATTTTTCGCCACCCCAGCCAAGTAAGTATGCATAAGTCTGCACGGTCCGTTCCTCACACTCCTCAGACATAAGACAAAAAAGGACCCCCTCCGAAGAGGGGGTCTCCAACACTGAAACTGACTAGAACATAGATAGAACTTCGTTCAGCGCAACGTAAACAGCAACTGCCACAGAGATAACGAGGATTTCACTCGTACTCATTAGTGTGTGCTCAATTTGATGCAGATGTGGCAATCTCCACCGTCCGGTGATTCGTTAGCGGAAATACCGCTGTTGAATCCGCTGTGGTCGAAGGAGCTATACACAGTTCCGTCCAAGCGAGTCGAATGGATGCGGTGATCCTTCAGGACCTCAAATGCGTCACCTTCGTTGTATTGCGCCAGAATCGTAATGTCACGGATAGACGACCATGGGATGATACGCGGTTGCATACTTCCGCCGGATCGGTCAAGGACAAGCGCCTCAATGACGACTCCGATAAGGTCGCATGAGAGAATTTCCTCACGCAGGTAGGTGCCATCGTTCAGCACGATCTCGACAGCTTGTCCGCTGACGATTTGTTGGATGTGATCATTCACGGTTTTTTCTCCTAAATAAGAGGTTCCCTCCAGCGAATGCCGAAGTACAGATACTCTAGCACAGAAACAAGAAAAGCCCCATAGGGTGACACCTAGGGGCTTCTCTTTATTAAGTTGAGTTACTTTCCACTACGCGATCGCGCAGCGATAATAAACGCTACCACGAAGAATATGTTGAGCGCAAACGATGCGCCAACCAATCCACTAAACCAGTCCACTAGTCACCTCCAGTTTTTATAGTTCCGTCGTTTGAAAAATCTTCCCAGCCCTCGAAGTCAAAATCGATCACCCAGTAGTGCTTCCCCTGATGTTCAATGTCGCCGATGATACTTCCAACTTCTCCTCGACCACCTCGTCCGGCACCTTTAGCGAAGAGAACTTTGTCCAGAATCCCCAAGTCCACAGCCACCAAAACAGCGTCATATAAATCAGATTCACGAGGGTCTACTAAACCAGAAGGGACGGCCCATGTCCCCTCTGCCTGAATCCATTCGACGTGTGTGTCTGTTTGGACAAAGACGAGGTCTGACATGGACCGTCCGCTTGCTAGTTGTGTGTCGATCCACTCATCCATTGACGCCTTGCGCCGGAAGAGTCGATTCCACCATTTAATCATTCACTCATTCTACATCATCTCAACCATCAAGGCGAATAACTTTGTAGGACGAGCTCCAGATTTCACGAACGTCGACCCGAGTACCAGGTTTCAATGAATCCAGCATTAGGCCGTTTCCAGCCCAAAACCCGACGTGTCCCGGCATCCATACGATATCCCCGAGTCGCGCTTTAGACTCTGGGATAATTTTCCCAGCCCTAAGCTGCTTTGACGCAGAGTGTTCGAGATGAATGCCGTGCTTAGCCAACACGAAACGAGTGAATCCAGAGCAATCAAAATACTCAGGACCGACCCCGCTACGGGCGTAGGGAGTGCCGATATAGTTCATCGCCGTGTCAAAGACACGGTCTCCCCACACCATCTTGTCGATGTCGTAGGAGTGTCCCCCAGCTTTTCGAACTGTTCGATATGAGTCACGTTCAGCAATCGACATCTCTGCCTTATCGGAGGCGACGAATGCTTGTATGGCCATAGCCGTTCGAGCGGAAGGGTTCCACCAGATACTGTCACTATTGAGTAAAGATCCCGGAACTACAGCATTTGCCATGTTCCCAGGAATAAAACTGACCAAGACAGCCAAGGTCAGAGTTCCAAGTTTGAGGTACACTTTGAACCTCCTTTATGGGTATTGAGGCCTAAAACAAAATTAGTCAGCTTGCGCTAACTAACTTCTGCCTTGCTTTAGGTCTTTCTTACTTGCTAAGGCTTTACTAGTTTATCATCAAACAAAGGCTATTACTGCCACCGTCCGTATTTATCACGCGGCCACACCTGAGGAAGGTCCTTTCTCTGCACCCACGCAACTAGCGAATACCAACGATATTTGAGGTTGAAGGGGAGTCTACGCATCTTCTGCCTCCTTCGGCAACTCGGAATAGTGGATCGCAGTTGCGCCACCGTCCGTTGAGAATATCTGTGTGTTTCGGTTGTTCTGCCAGAGAGGGTACCCCGAAATATCGGAACGGTCCGTCCACTCTTCAGGGTCGGCAGTAAGAGGAGCAAGGTTCTCCCCCTTCATCAGCCGATGCAGCGTATCCGCCGTCAACTCAGCCGATGATCCAGAGTGACCCAACTCGGCCCACTTCGCCAACACAGAGCAGTACCAGTCAATGATGCGAGGATCTTCGCCGATCAACTCCAGCTCGTAGCGAGCATGCGCCACGGTCGGGTGATCGAATGTCAACCCAGTAAGACCCTTCTTCACAGGCTTGACTCGCTTGGGGGTCGGACGGTTTTTCCGCCCCTGACCGCGTGCTTTCTTCATGACTACTCCTAGATTCTCAGGTACTACTTTATCCTAAAGACAGTCTACCGCCACCAATGTAAAATAGATGTATGGACTACAACCCTAATTTAATTCCCGAAGAGCAGGAATTGGCCGACGCTCTGCGTACGATTGCCAACCGCTACGGTAAGTTCAACGACGACAACACTGGCGTCTGGGCAGGGTACACCCCCGCTTCGGAGAACCAAGAGAATGCCGCGATCGGCGTTAAGTGTGGGAACTGCGTCTTCTTCAATTCCCCTAACGGTTGCGAGATCATCGCCTCGGATGTAGAGGAAGGCGGCCTGTGCCGTTTCGCTGTCCTCCCCGATGGTGCAGTCACAGCCGACGCCGGAGGCTACGGAGGCGAGTGCCCCCCTGCAACCCAAGACATTCAACTCAACCTCAAGAACCGCCAGAACGCAATTGACAATGTAGGTTACGGTCCGCTCAATCCCGCAGAGCCAAACGACAAGTTCTGGCAGGACAAGGCAACGCGCTGGAACACCAACATCCAAGAAGCAAAGTCAGCCCTTTGCGGTAACTGCATCTTCTTTGTTCGCACCCCTTCTGTGCTCGACTGCATTGAGCAGGGCATCGGAATGGACCAAGAGGCCGAAGGCACGATTGCTGCCGGAGAACTCGGCTACTGTAGCGCCCTCGACTTCAAGTGTGCATCGGAGCGCACCTGCAACGCATGGGCAGCTGGCGGTCCGGTTACTGAAGAATCCGTAACGGCTACCGCTGGATCAAAGAAGGCTCCCAAGAAAGATCAGATCAAGGGCTCCGACAGGAACAAGAAGGGCTCGGCCTCTGACGGCAAGGGCGTTACCTTCACCGCAGCCATTACCACTTCTCTTGAGAAGAAGGTCAAGGAACACAACGAGAAAGCGCCGAACGGTCGGAAGGTTACGCTCGCAAAGCTCAAGGCAGTTTATCGCCGTGGTGCCGGAGCATTCTCAACCAGCCACCGCCCCGACCAGAATCGTAACAGTTGGGCCATGGCTCGCGTCAATGCCTTCCTTAAGCTCGTTCGCTCAGGTAAGCCAAAGAACGCCAAGTACGTCCAAGACAATGACTTGCTTCCCAAGATGCACCCGAGGCATTCCGAAGCAAGCACCATGACGCCACTCCTTGCCTCGATGCTTCACACCTTAAACTTTGAAGTCCCCGACGCAGAATACGTCGAGGACCCCACAGAACCTTGGTTGTTCTAAAACACTAAGAGCCAAATCAAGAGAGCCACAATAATTAGTTGGTTCCCGAACAAGACTAGTGATGTCCACTTCCACGCCTTGCGCCACGATTCGGTGACAGACTTCTCTCTTGCCAGCGCTCGAGCGGCCCGCTCAGCGAGCGTTGTTTCTCCGGTGCTACTTCCGGTGCTTCCAATGTTGACTGCCATTATCGACCTGCAAACTGTTTGAGTATGCGGAGTGGGTCGACAAATCGTCCGTCCCACTTGATTCCAAGGTGTAGGTGCGCCCCAGTTGATACTCCAGAGTTTCCAACTTCTCCAATGATTTGACCCAGCTCAACAACATCTCCAACAGAAACTGTTGCCGACCCCGGAATCATGTGCCCATAGATTGTCTCTATATGTACACGATCAGAAATAGCGACAACGTAACCAAGCTCCCCTTCGTACCCAACTGCCGTAACAACACCAGCAATGGCTGCACGAATCTTAGTTCCGTACCCAGGAGCAAAGTCAATTCCTTGATGATTACTAGAGCACTCAGCACAGGGAGAATTCCTATATCCAAAGTACGATGAAATCTTTGCCCCACCAACTGGGTACATCATTTCAGGGAAATAGTAGCCAGATCCAGGTTCTAGACCATCATAAGCTTGAACAGTCTTCGCCGTAAACCCCTGAGAACTTTCCTTACCAGCATCAGCAAACATTTTCTCAGGGCCACAAAAAGCATTACCAGCATGCGCCGGAGAGCTTGCCAGAATTACAGTTGAAGCCACGGCCACCACTGCGTACTTTTGTGAACGATTAGCCGCTTCCCTACTCCAGTGTTGGAACAGACCCTTGCCTTTAGTCAGCACGCTGGGTCCAGGAACTTCTTCCTCTGCAAGAACAATCTCGGTAACAGGGGCCGGGGTGGTCCCAACTGGGTCCAAGACTGTCTTAGGTTTTCTGCGGAACACTCCATAGATGTCGTCCTTGAAATCCTCAACAAGCTTCGTTACAACGTGATCATTGGGGAAGTTGACAAAAGGCTTATCAATGAGATCAAGAACTCGATTGCGCTCAAACTTAGCCACTTCGTGGTGATTCCCGATACCCTCCGCGTATTCAAGACATTCTGCTTGATACTGCATGAGGCCGCGCTCATTTCCCACGACGCGGATGT